TGACAAAACCGATGACAAATCTATGTCTCTACTGCAGTCCCTGTATGCTACAGGGACATGCAAGTAGAGAGGGAGGAAGGGATACGGCTCGCCTTGACGGCGGCCTACCCCCCTCCCCTCAAGATACAAAAGGCATCTGACGACCATGGCCTACTACCGCAAGAAACGCACCCCTGCCCAAGAAGAGGCTGACCGCGTCCGGCAGAAGATTGCCCGGGCCAAGCGCATCCAGACCCTCAAGACCTACCAAGAGCAATGGGACAACCCTGAGACCGAGCCCCTAATGCTTGCCCGATCTGCGTCAGGCCGGAGAAGCATAGCCGAACATCAGGCCATCCTTGAGCAAGCCGTGCATCGCTTCCTTCAGCGTCAGCCTGACAGCCTGACCAAGGTACGCTGGCTCGACGTATTTTGCCGAGGCTATGACCAGATCATGGAGAACGCCCGCATGGTCAGCCCAGGCTCACGGCCTAAGCTGCGGGCCAAGGATGAGGCCAACCTGTTCCGCACCTTTGTCCGCAAGGGATACTTACGACTCGATGCAGAGACAGGGCTTTGGAATAACACATGCAGGCTGATGTGATTTGCTTATTCACCTAGGCAATATCCTTGCTCACATTGCCAGCGTGACACGCGCTAGGCTCAACGACCTGACGGCTCCGGCTAAGGAGGCCAAGTCGTTTGACGCTTGGTTCTTTGCGCAGCCGAAGAAGGTCCAGGAGAAGATGCGGGAGAACGGCGTGCTGCCGTACGCTGAGATGGCGCAACCTCGGCACGTCTTCAACATCGACGCCAACCATCCTGACTGGGCGTTCAACCCGACCGACATCGGCAGACGCGAGGAGGTCGATGCGTTCATCTCACGCGATCATGTCGGCGTCATGCTCAAGGGCTTCATGGATGCGCTGGCCTGCACCGATAACTTCGCCTTTCGTCGCCATGTCGAGCTGATACGCTGGGCGCTGAGTCTGCCCGGCTGTCTGTCGTCTCGCCTGATCGGAAAGATGTATGGACGTTCTCACTTCTGGATGCGTGCCAGGGCTAAGGAGATCCAACGCACCGTGAACTCAGACGCGTGCGGTTTGTTTCCTCATGTGAATGCCAGACGCGGCAAGAATAAGGCGCCTAGGCCCTCGCCCCCTGCTACGCCCAACCGATGAAAACGGCCCATATACCCCCTCTAAGGAGTCTCCTAGACCCCCCCCTACGTCACGCGTGGCCCGACACCACGAAGGTTTTTCGTGGGGCCACAGAGCGGAAACAGGCCGTTTAACAAACCATGGCTCTAACCAACTCAGAACTGGGTTTGGCGCTCGGCGTCACCGCGCAACGCATCTCGGTGCTTCGCCGCGAAGGCATGCCGACTGACAGCATCGATGCGGCTCGGGCGTGGCGAGAAGCCCGGGCGAACGTGCAGCGGGCCGCGGCACCGAAGGCCGCACCGGCGCAGCTCGATGACGGCTCCCTGGCTGACACGATCAGCGAACACCGCACCTTGGTCAGTCGGGCGCGTGGCGTCTGGCAGGCGGCGATGGAAGGGGGCGACCCGAACCAGGGGAAGTACCAGTCGAGTTATAACGCCTCCCTGAAAACCCTCGTCGCCCTCGAGGAAGAGCAGGAGCGCCGGCTCATCCTGACGAAGGATTACATCTCCGCGAAGGAAGCGACCGAGGCCATGCGGGACATGACGGCGGGCATCGTCAACCGCCTCGACAAACTCGCCCTTGATGTCGCAGAAGGATGTAACCCCGAGAACCCTGCGAAGGCGGTGAAAGTTCTGGAGGCTTGGGTGCGCCGCGTGAAGGCCGACCTGTCCACCGATGAATAAGGCCGACTTGCTCCGCATAGGCCGTGACGTCCTGCGTCCGTCAGACTCGGGCGACGTCGTCGAGTGGCTGGAGTCAAACGTGCACGCCATCCCAGACTCACCGATGCCCGGGCCGTTCCGCTCCGAGCGCACGCCCTGGGTCGCCGAAGCCCTACGCATAGCCGCCGATCCCGAGACCAAACTTCTCACTGTCCTCGCCAGCATCCAGTCCGGCAAATCACTCTTCGCCCGTCTGTTCACCTGCCACATCATCGCCAACGCTCCTGGCCCGTGCCTACTTGCCCAGGCTACGGACCCCGAGGCGCGTGACTTCAGCCTACGCTACCTTCGACCTCTCTGGGCCAACTGTCCGCCGGTGAAGGCCCGCATCTCGGTCGACGACATGGACCGCTCGACGACGACGGACTTCGACCGCATGACGCTCTACTGCCGCGGCATCTGGAACGAGGCCAACCTTCAGCGCCTGTCGCTACGCTACACCATCGCAGACGAGTGTTGGATGGCACCGCCCGGTCACTTGGCCGAACTAAGCGCGCGCGTGACGGCGTTCGGCTGGATGGGCAAACGCATCTTCTTATCCCAGGGCGGACGGGCTGGGCAGGAGTTTCATCAGCTGCACGAGACGACGGACCAGCGAGATTGGAACATGAGGTGCCCGAAGTGCGACCACCTTCAGCCGTGGGTCTGGGAGCAGGTCAGGCTGCCGCTCGACGCGAAGGCCACCGGCACATGGGACTTGCACAAGGTCAGCGTGGGCACGACCTACGAGTGCGCTGCCTGTCGGACGCATCTGCCCGACACGAACGCCAGCCGCCTAGAGGCCAACGCGCGTGGCACCTTCGTGGCCACATCGGCCGCCGCAAACTCCGGGCACATCGGCCTGCATTGGAACAGTCTTGCGACTATGAGCTGGGGCGAGCTGGGCGTTCTGATGCTCAAGGCCAAGGAGTCCGTCGACCAATACGGCGACGAGGAACCGCGGCGCATCTTCAAACAGAAGCGGCTGGCCATGCCCTGGAGCGAAGAGGGCGGCGAGATGGTGGCGCTGTCCGAGGCCGCGAACTACAAGATGGCCGACCCTTGGGACGCGGAGGCCGCGATCACCCCGAAGGCCCGCGTCGTCGAGCAGAAAGACGCCGTGCCCGGGAGCATCCCTTTCCGCACGATGGGGGTCGACGTCCAGCGTGGCCACTTCTGGGTGACGGTGCGCCGATGGGCCAAGACCGGGCATAGCCGCCTGATGGCCTTTGCCCGTATCGACTCATGGGGCAACGTCGAGGCGTTCGCCAAGCAGCACGGCGTCCATCATGCCATGGTGCTCGTCGACTCCGGCGACAATACGACCGAGGTCTACCGCGAGACGGCCAAGCGGAATTGGAAGACGGCCAAGGGCTCAGGCTCCGACGACTTCGCAGTCACCGACAAGTCCGGCAACACTACCCGCCGCTTCTACTCCGAGAAGCAGTCCATCGTCGTCCCTGGCATCCCTCAGCGGGCCATCCTGATCGTCCACTCGGCCACCGCCGGCAAAGACCTCCTGCACGGCCTGCGGGCTCGCCGCGTCTGGTCCTACGCCCTCGACGCCACGCCTGAGTATGTCGAGCAGTTGAGCGCCGAAGTCCGCGTGAAGGACAAGCGAACCGGCAAGCCCATGTGGATACTTCCCCAGGGCAAGAAGGACAACCACGCCATGGACTGCGAAATCCTCGCCCTGCTGGCCGCGGTCCGCTGGGGCATCGCCGGACGGGAAACTGCCGAAACCGACTTGCAACCGTCATGACCCTTGGCAGACTTTCCTCAAGGGTACGCCGTTTAGTGTCGTGGGAGGAAGAGACTCATGGCGTGGGCTGGGCGGCGTACCCCCTCTCCGCCTTCCATTCTCGGCAAGTTTAAATGGCCTCTGGACTCTTTATCGGACTTACGGAGTGCGAACTCCTAGACATCAAAGCCAAGGCGGTCGCCATGATCACCGAAGGTAAGACCCTGATGTCCTACTCCGACTCGGGCTCGTCCGCGTCCAAGCAGTTCGCCATGCCTCCGAAGGAGATGCTCGCCGAGGCCATGTTCGCCCTGAGCCGCCTCGACCCGGAGACCTACGGCTATCGTCGCACGATCATCTCGACCGACTGGCAGAACCGTCAGGACTAACTTTCCATGGCCATCCGCAAGAAGATTAAGACCGTCAGCCTGCGTCCCAAGACGCCCAAGGCTACGCCCTCCGCCCCGCAGCCGCAGGCTTCCTACGGCGATTGGCAGAGCATCGGCGTGA